CTAAGATTGGACCGATCTTGGTCAACGTTTCGATGAGGGGCTTAATGCCGCCCATCATGGACCCCATGCCCTTCATGGCGACCCCCCCACCCTTCATGGCCAGACCACCTAGCCCTCCACGATCCCTGCCCTTACTCATCATGCTGCTACCCGCATGGCTGAGCTTCATGCCGCCCGCAGCACTCAGCTTGAGACCTTTCACGAGTGCCTTGGCGCTGTTCTCTAGAGCGCTCTTCACGTCCCTTGATACGAAGACAGCCGAGAGTGTGTCTTTGAGGGTATCGCCCAACTCTTTGGCCGATTCTTTGAACATCCCGCTGGCCATCACCCGCCCCTCTTTACCCTCTTTACCTCGTAGAGCTTTGATCTTGGCCGCCCCCACCTTCTTCAGGCGATCAATCTCTTCTAGGGTTGCCTTTTTCTCCTCGTCGTTCTGTTTGGACGCTTTCTTGGCCAAGAGGTCGATGGTGTCCATCACATCCTCGATGGCCTTCCCTTCGTCCTTGTAGGCTTTCGTCAAATCTTCGAGGCTCGACTGCCAACGGTCGTTACCCTCCTGTGCATTCTTTGTGGCCTTCTTGTTGACCCCGTTCAACTTGTCGACTGCCTTCGCGACCTCGCTGAAGTTGCGCTTGGTGGCGCGCTCCATTTTGGCCATGTCTTGAAGGGCTTTTTCGACATTAATACCTACTTCCAAGACCTCCTTTTCTGACTTTTTCGCCATGACCTATCACTTCCTAGAAGGGTTGAAAGGAGTACCGGGGGGTCGGCCGGAAGTCGACACCATCGGAATTTGAGAAGGGTCTCGGTTAGTGCGTGAAACACCGCTCCACTTATTGGTGAACTCGGCCGCTTTGGGGTCCATGAATTCCGGATGCGTCTGTGATGCCAAACGCTGAGCCGTAAGCTGTCGTCGGCGATCGATCTGGAATCGAACCTCTTCTGCGGTCAGGCCCTGGAGACTGGACTGCCCGAATAGTTGGCGAGGCCCGTACTGTTCGTCGAAACCCTGTTGCAAGGTTCGGAGGTGCTGTTCTCGGCGTTCACGTTCTTCTTGAGCCCGTTTTTCGTGAGCTTCGACCACAAGGTCGTGCCAATCTTTTTCCCCCTTGAGATCTCGCTCAAGTTGATTGGACAGTTCTTCCACCGTCCGGGCGACCTGTATGGCCGCTCCCTGGTTACTCGCCGAGTCCATGGATTCCCCTAAGAGAGCAAAACGAAGGATTCTGTCCCGGCGCTCCAAACGGTCTTCTCTATCCTTATCCCGACGACGTTTGTCCTGGCTGTGGATACGGCTCATGCCCTTTCCCGCCATCGATGAAGCGACGAACTTGGCGTTTTCCCATTCTCTTTCGGCTCTTTCCTTGAGGTCCTCGTAATAGTTCATGGCCCGCCATGTGAGCTGACCCCAATTCAGCCCAAGATTATGAGTCCCTTGGATGCCCGTTACAGGGGTTCCCGTCAGGTCGATCCCACCCAATTGGGCCCATCGTAGGCGGCTGACGAGCTCCATACTGTATGCTTCTGTCAGAACGACGGCCCGATTGGCTCTACGGTTGATCTCGCTCATATGGCGGATCACTTTTACCGACGCTCCAGCTTCCATGCTCTCAAAGAACTCTGCAAGAGGCCCAAGGTGCTGATCTCGATCAGCCAGGACGTTGATGCCGTCCACCATGAATACTCCGTACGCGAGAAAAAGCGCATGAAAGCGGTGCACCGACTTCCACGCGCTTGACTCCGGCATAGAGAGACGAAGCATCCCGAATTCATGGTGATTCAGGGATTTGAAAATAAACGGGGTCCCATTGATCTCCGCAGGGGTGTGGAGGAACCCGCGAAAAAGCATGGGGTCCACATCTCTAAAGATTTCAGGGTTAACTTCGGGGAGATCGCGAGGGACGTCGATCTTGATGTCCTCAGGATCTGGGTCCCCATCGTGAATTCGCCGAAGTTTATCCTGCTCTTCGTCGTAACCAGCTGGGGGCATGGCTTCACGTACGACGCTGGAACCTTGGGTTGATCCCTATAACGGGCGGTCTATCGATGATAGAGCTCACACCTTTCCCGTCCACCTGAGGAGTGTTGCGCGACAGCTCGGCTATCTCCTTAGCCTGTGGGAAAGGCTGCGGCTCGTGAGCCACTAGATGGGGATCTACATCACCTTCTAGAGCGGCAATCTGGCTTGCCCTGCTGGACTCTCCAAGAGCCGCCTGGATTTGCGGAGGAACCCCAGCAGGTGGTTGGTGAGCGACGGAAGAAGGGACAGGCGCTTGCATGGCCGTTCGGTTCATCGGCACACGATTACGCAGCCTCTCCATCAGGTCATCCTGAAGGGGTTGTGGAGGAGGGGCTGCAACTGGAGCCTCCCGGGGTTCTTCCGGCTGAGGCCGTGGGGCTTCAGCTACCACTTCTTCTCTCAGCTTGGCTTGCTCAATCGCGAACTCACGAGCTCTACGATTCACCTCTTCCAATTCAGCAGGCGTGGCCTTAGGTAAATAGCCAGCTTCCTCCATGACGTTCTTTGTGAGATCTGGAGGAAGCTGCGTCGCCACTTCCTTCATCTCTCCCAATAGCCGTCGGAACTTGTCCTCGTTCGTCTCATCGGGAACGCGGAACTCGACCTTTTCGCGAGCTCTTCGTTCTCCCTCCGCCACCACGTCTGCGAATTTGCGGTAGAGGACGCCGATAGCCTCACGACTCCAAGAATCCGCTCGTTGACGAACCCACTCATGGCGCTCCACGAGCAATGTTCTAACCCCTTCCGCAGCGTCAGGAGGGGTCAGTGTCACATCCAGGCCTAGCTTGGTCAGTAACACCTTAGCTTCTTCGGCTTTGCTCTTGCCGCAAGCTGCATTGATAACGTACTGACCAGAAGGGACATCCTCTTCGATGAAGTCTACCTCCCTAAGGTCCACGCCTTCGATCTCTACGATCGAGCGACATACGTGAGCCATCTGATAGGCTTGGAAGTACTCGATACCTTCGAGTTCTTCCGTCTCGGCTACGATGTTCACGTAGTCTTTGGGCACAAGACTCTGTAGAACGAGCGAACACCCGTCCACGGTTACAGGCTCTTCTGCTCGCCCCACATTGAGCGCTTTCTTGAGCGCTTCTTGGAGCTTCTTCGCTTTTAGGGTTGCCATCCTCATCTCCTTTGCATCTGAAGCCAGAGGACGGCGACGAGGCCTAGCTCGAAGGCAGCTAGGCCTTTGTTCTGATTTTCATCTATATCGTCGCCGTCGCCGGCCCTAAGGTCACAGGTTCGGCGTACCGACCTGTTGACTGTTGCCTGCGAACCTGAGCGAAAAGCCTGTGCCAGCCGCTCCATTGGACTGTACGGGTGCCAAACCAGTGTCGATGAACTCGCCGTACTGACTGCGACCATCAATGATGTCGGTCACCGTCACGCTGGAGTTCTCGGCAACGATTGCAGCATCCGACGTGTAGGACGCCGAATAGCTGTTGAGCCAGCAACCCTCGTAAAACGTGAAAAGAGCTCTGATGGGAGTCAGGAACTCCTGACCCGACGCCTGCACGCTCGCACTCGGGAGCGCCTGATCGGTCACACCCTCAACGTCCTGTGCGGACGCGATTTCGCTGAACACCATCTCCTGCTTGATATCGAACGGCCAGCGGTGGTGCTTGAGAGAACGCACGAGGCCCGTCACACCGCCCTTGTACCCGAGAGCCTGAAATAGGTTCACAGCGTACATCAGGGTACGATTCAAGGTAAGGGTCATAGGCTCTGTGACGCCCGGCACTAGTTCAGCTACCTGGTCACCGAAACCCACGCCACGGATCGGATCGATAGTTCGGGATTCGTCATGACCGAACTCTGAAACGACGCCAATCTGGCGGAATTCCTTCGTGCCGACCATGTAGCCGAAAACCTTGTTCTTCTGGCTTATGGCAGCACGGGTATTCGGTGCCGTGCCCTGCCTATAAATGTAATTGGTTGAATCAGCAGGTCGTCCCATGACTTACGCTCCTTCACATTTGACATCACCCAACAGGGCGATTCAGTTTTCTAAGAGGGAATTTTCAGACTTTGGCGTTCGCAAAGAGTTCGTGGATTTGTTCTGCACGTGCCGCCAGCTTGGTGAGATCACTCTTCACCCACGACTGCGTGATATCCGTCGTCAGGATGCCCGCCACTTTGTCGGTGATGGTTCGAACATCAGCACGTGCACGGCTGGCATTGAACTTACGGCCCGCAGATGCGAGCTTGTCGATCGTCCGGGCAGTGGCCTCGGTCTTGGCCAAGATCGTTTGAGCGAGCTCCGTGTTGGAGGCATAGACGTCGTACGAGAGACCCGACGCTGTTTTGTCCCCAACTTCATGAACGACTGGCGATCCGAGATTGTAATACGTGCTGTTCTCGCTCTGATGGGGGCTCTTGATCTTTTGCGCGAGCTTGATCAAGTGCTGTACCCCCGCCGACAGATTGGTGGCTTTGCCAGTTGCCGCCGCCGTCTTTAGAGCCGTGATGTGTGTCTCGATTGCCTTCAGATCGTCAGAAAATGCCATGGTACCCTTCCTCGCAGACTGAGGTTTCTCCCTGAGAGATGGGATAGAAGGACTAGCGTCGGCAGCCCAACGCGCACGATGAGGCGCCAGGAGATCCCACATCGCACTTTCGTCCACCGGAAACAGAACCTCCTGGTTCTCCAGAAATTCTTTCAACGCACGTTTGGCAGCCCCGCGAGGGGCCAGACCCAATACAAAGTTCATGGCCGAAACCGGCCCTAGATTAAACTTTAGGCCATCCGGCGTCCGAACCCAATTGGTCGTTCCGTCCGTTCCGAGAGTGATGAGCAGTCGTCCCATACGCATCTAGGCGGGGAAACGAATGCTCTATTGGACCTGAATCAAATCCTTAGAAATACCTGAAGCAGCACTGACGGCGCGATCAAAGTCCCCATTTCAGGTCCCTGAAGCCAGTGGTCGGTCGCCTTCCACTCCTGGGGTTCCCCCATAGCGGCTTCAGCCTCGTTCAACAAACTGGCGGCCTTACTCAGGTCAAAACTCAGATAAGGGCTCTTCCTGGCCGCCAAAACGTGCCACCGGTCACCACCTGCCTGATGCATCAGAACACCCCGAAGAAAGCCCCCTCGGTACAATTCCTCCCACCCAGTGAGGAGATTCGGATGCGTGCTCGTGGCAAAGACAAACCCGTCCGTCCCCCAATTGACAGGCCGTGGGGGCTCGGGCTCAGGAGGTAAGGCCGGCATCCGGCCCTCCAAAAGGTATGACCGTAGGAACCCGACCGCCGTCGCCAGAACATCCTGAACCTTATCTTTAGTGTTGATCAGATAGGCGCGGAGAAACTTCAGGAATTTAGAGAGGTCTCGATCCAAATGGGCCGCACCTCTCACATCAAACGTGTCGACCAAATTCACGGCCGCCAAGAGACCAGGAAGGGTTGGACTGAGAGCTAGGTCCCTATGAAGAAATAGAGCGACAGATAACAAGACCCCCAACGTCTCGACGTCTCGAAGCACCAAAACGAGAGGAAGAGGCCGTCCAAGAATGAGATCCAGGTAAAACTTGTGAGCCTCGTCTACACTGTATATAGCCGTTAAGGGGTTGGTGTCCTTGGGTTTGAAATCCCCAAAAGCCACCACCCCCTCAACCAAAGGGCCCAAGTGCTTGTCAAAAACAACCTGAAGTTTCAGCTCTTCCACGGATACGAGTCTACTCTATATTTTCGTATTCTGCGGGGTCTCCGGCTGCATAACGTCGCTGGTACCCGACAGCATGCACGAGGTCGTCGATCAATTGACTCACCCGACGCATCGACATGCTTCGAATGTTGTCGGCATTGAAGGGCCATGCGAGTTCTCGGTACTTGATGAACAGGCCCTCCGCTTCGAGGTCGTCCACGTTGGCCCGCGACATCAACAGCTTGATGAAGTTGACCTGCTTGTCCGAGGGCGGCGGCCCTGACGGAGAGCGAGGAGGAGCTGGTGGAGGCGTGGGCGTTGGGGGAGCTGGTGAAGGGGCGGCCTCAGCAGGTGCCTCGGGACCGGCTGAATTGCCTGCACGAGCCTCCCAATAGGCGGCCTTCTCCTCATATAGCTCCAACACATCCTCGATCTTGTTTTGGAGTGTATTACGCCAATTTTGGGTGCGTTTGACGATCGGAGCCTTGCCAGGAACTAGGGGTCGTTTCACGTTAACCCCGTAGAACTGAACACGAATAGCATCTTCACCGACGCCCGCCCCCGAACCTGAACCTCGTTGGATCGAGGTCCAGACGCGGATCACTACGTTGGGGCTGAGCATCAGATCGTAATAGTACTCGTTCCTTTGAACGCCCTGTTGAGGTCGGAGAGCCCTGTAGCCGCGCTTCAGGAATCGCTCCATATCTTCGAGCGTCACCTCAGTGTATTGAGCAGCCATCTCAGTAAGTCTCCGGCGAATACCATTCGTCTGCCGCTTCCTTGACGGTCTCCTGAGCGTCCATGCCTGGTTTGGGCACGTTCTCACCCACTTGAAGGCCCGCCTGGAAAACGAAGGGGCTCATGCCACTTTGCAAGGGGCAGCAAACCTCCAGATTGACGGCCGCTCGGGTGAGAGCCACGTACGCCAAGTTGCGTTCAGCCTTCAGACGAGCCGCTTCCTCAATGGGGTCGGGCGGTGGTTCATCCGGCTTACGCTTTGGCTCGAACGGGAAGATGCCCTTGGGCATCATCACCGAAACATTGGTCCACTGAGCGCCCTTGACGCTGTGCACGGTCGAGAGCGTGATGGCGGGAGGCTTGGCCTTACGCTTGCCCTCATCCGCAATCTTCGACTGCTCCTTCTCCCATTTCACAGGGTCGATTCGGAGCGTTTCGGCGATCTTTGAGTAGCGGTCAAGCTTGCGAACGAAGCCTTTCGCCAGCGTGGGGTCCGTCAAGTTCTCTTGATCGTTAGAGTTCGGTTGAGCAAGGGCATAGAGGAACTGAACGGCTCCCAAACCCTTACGCTCTTCCTTCTCCAACTCCTCTTTGCTATTGGCTGGAAGGAGCCCCTCCTCATTGACCTCACCCGGAACCGTCTCCTTCTCTTCCACCACATCGTCATCGTCGTCAGAGAATACCGCCACGTCGTTCGTGATTTGCTCACGGAGCGTCACGGTGGTCGTTACTTCTCGACGAGACGCCTTGTCCCACCCTGTCACACGGGACTTCATGTTGTCGAGCACGTAGCCCAAGAGCTCAGGCGTCGGGTGGTCCTCTTCGACATACTCCCGAAGGTCCCGGACGTTTTCCGACAACCCCTTGAGGTTTTGGGCCAGCTCCTCGACCCGTTTCTTGTACATCCACTCGCCCTTGCTGGGATCGCCAGCCGAGTTGATGATCTTCAGACGGTATGGTTGCTTGAGCTTGTCCGCCAAGAGGTTGATGTAGCGTGTCTCCAACAAGACGTCCGGACGTACGCTCTTGATGTCCACTCGTTCACGCCTCGCCACATCGTCGAGCGCTTCATTGACGGCTCGCTCTACATCGTCCGGCCCAATGAAAAGCGAACGATCGGGCTTCATCAGGACCGCTACGAGCGACTTCTTCATCTTCTCGTAGTCGTTACCCGTCGCGAGGTCGAGATAGCCCAAAACGGCACGAGACTCCGGGGCTTCTAGAAAGCCTCGACCGCCTCGGCGGATGTAAGGGATCTCGTTGATGATGCAGGCCGTTTCGAAGTCATTGAGCTCCGCATTGGTGCGAGCCAAGACAGCGAAGTTCTCAGGTTCGGCCCCTTCGTCGATGTCCTTGCGGTACCGTCCGATAGTGTCGATAGCAGCATCGACGTTCGTCTCAGGAGTCGTGACCTGGATGGAGGCTCGCCCGCGGTCCTTGCGAGGATCGGCGCGAGCTTCCATCGGGATGCGATCGGTGTCGACAGCGATCAAGTTGTTGGCCGCTTCGACGATTTCCGGTTGGCACCGATAGTTGGTGCGAATCATCCGGGTCGTCCACTCGGGGTTGTCGAAGAGAGCTCGGAACAACTCCGGCTTGGCTCCACGGAACTGGTAGATCGCCTGCTTGTCGTCTCCGATCAAGAAGATCGAACGGTTGGAGGCGTCCTTGGTGATGTGCTCCGACATCATCTCGAAGATCTGATGCTGGATGGTGTTCATGTCCTGGCACTCGTCGACCAAAATGTGATCAAACATGCCCTGGATGGTCTTCTTGGCCTTCGAATCTCGGACCAAGATGTCCCGCAAGATCTTGAGCATATCGTCGAGGTCGCCCAACCGCTCGCCACCTTTGCGGTTACGACCCATGAAGTTGTCGTAAGCCTTCGAAGGACAGGGAGGACGCCACCCTGGGATGTCCCCTTTGATGCCCAGGTACATGTCGTACCAAACGGCCGCTTGAGCTTCACTCTGAGAAGTGACGGAATTCCTGGCCTCTTGCAACCCAATGTCGTTACCACGCCATTTGTTGAGCAAGAGGTTGGCCTTCTTGGCCTTTGGAGCTTCACGGATCCAATCGGCCTTGAAGCCGTAGCGCTCCACCAATTGTTCCGGGCTGCAATCGTCCCACAAACCACGGATAGTGATCGATAGGCTGGCAGGGCTGACCGACTTCTCACCCTTCTTGGCGGGAGCAATCAACCTCGGGGCCCTCAGCATCGCCTGCTCCTCAGGAGTTCCGAAGCCCGGCGTATCGCGGCTGCCGACGATCAGCTTGGCGAACAGAGAGTGCATGGTTCCTATCTGGACCCCAGCAGTCCCCATCACGGTTCCGTTACCCAGAACGCTCGCGATCTTCTCCTTGAGCTCTGTGGCGGCCTTCCGGTTGAAGCTGCATGCCATGATGCGCGCAGGGTTGATCTTGCGCTCACACACCAAATAGTCGATACGGCTGACAAGCGTCTTGCTCTTGCCCGCCCCCGCGCCTGCCGCTACGAGGACACGCCCTTCCGTCAAAGCAGCGGCTCGTTGCTCGTCGTCCAAGTCCCGTAGGGCCACCGGAACGTTCTGAAGCCGTGTCGGGTCACTCAAGGCTGCCGCCACTGCCGCGGTCGCCATGCCCACTACCTCAGAACGGACCGGAGGCTCGTCGGGCATTTGATTGACTTCTAGCGATTTACGAGCCGCTTCTGTGGCGTCTCGCTCAACTTGGTCCAAAGCAGCAGAACGGGCCTCTTGAGCTTGCTGGGCTTCCTCAGCCCCACTGGCGGCCAGTTGCTGAATGTTCTGGTAGACGATCTCCTCAGCGTCGATCGAACCTGAAGAAGCAGCGGCGTCCACCGGTTGGGGGGCTCCTTCTCCTGATCCCGCTTGCTCGGCCGCCTTATCGATCCAGTCTCGAAGGCGAGCGTTCCTCATTGGGATTGCTGCTAGGACGTCCAATGCTCGATCTGCGTCGTCCAACATCGCGGCACTGATGGCCTCACGAACCTGCCGAACGTACTTCTGATTCTCGAAGACGCCCTTCATGGTGGCCGGACCGCCACGAGAGAGTATGGTTCGGAACTGAAGGGCTCGACGGCTAGCACCCTGCGGAGTATAGGCCTTCATTGCCAAGGCTCGACGGAGCATCGTCTTCTGAGCGTTGGACGCCAAGTGTCCGTCCAAGAAACTCCCCAAAGCGTCGATCTGTGCGTCCGCAGATCGAAGGAGCCGAAGACCTCGCTTGATGAGTGCGTCCTCGACATCATCCACCCCCGACGATTCCTCGGCGTACCTCATGTACGTATCGAGAGCCAACAGGTAGACGATGTACTCGGCGACCTGAAATTCCCCGATTTCTTCTTCAGGGACCTCCGGCTCGGCTGCGAGGACGATCAAAGGGTCAGCGGAAGGCAGCTTGAGGAGGTTGGGGGATATGAATGCCATTCGGAGATCCGATCCTACACCAGGATATGGGTATAAACACATCAAACTCGTTCAACGGCATCCAACCACACCTCCCTGAGGTATGCGAGATCGGTGTAGGGCTCGTCTTCACGAACAATTAGATACGCAAAACCAGAACCTCGAAGCTGTTCCTCTTTTTCAGCATCCCTTTCTCGACTTGCCTGAAAGTCAGCCTCGGTCTTGTGGAAAACGTTGGGATAGGTCCAATGCTGGTAGCCATGGAATTCCACAATGAGGTGGTGTGATGGGAAGAAACCGTCGAATTTGAAACGGTGTCCTGTCTTAGGGTTCAAAAAATTCATCGACCTCCACTCATGATAGTAGGGAGCTCCTCCAAGGAGTTTAGACACTGCCTCAAGACAGAGAGCTTGCTTAACTAAGTGCGTATGTGTGGGGATCCCTAGACGGTCGCATTCCCGTTTAACGACGGCGTAAACATGCCCTAACCCAGCCATAGCCCTAGCCAAAAATACCTTACCATTCTTCATTTTGAAAGGTTCTAGTTGCTCAGGCGTCAGCCGGATCGTCGTCCGCTCAGCTGATTTCAGGCTCATCTCTCGGAATCGACCCGTCTCTGAGTCTTTGACGACCCTCGCGTCCACATACTTGGTCGACAACCTGAGCCCAATAGACTCCATGTATTTGGTGACCGTTGGCTCCGACAGATGCAGCTCTTCAGCCATGGTTTTTCGGTCAACCGCTCCCGTCTCGTCCAAGTAGGGGGTGAAATCTACGCTCGACAGGTCCGCTTCCAACCCGTTGGTCCAAGGTCGAAGGGGTCCGCTCAGTCGAGAGAGCTTCTCAGAAGTGCTTCGAAGACTAGGGTGATCGGCTTTCGTCAACCCTTTGGACCACGCGACCCGTCCTTTCATGGCCGCCGCCGCATGAGCAACCCGCTCATCCGTGTCTTTCGTAAGGCCCCGATTCCACCCTGCGCTAGCCGCCATCTTGGCCTTAGTTTCCTCTGACAAGGTCTTGCCCTTGAGGTGCGGCTTGGCTCTCACAGCAGAGCGTTCTGCGGTAATGGTTCCAGGGTAACAACCCACCCATTCGGGATGCACACTCCGAATGTGGCTCGTCAGATTATCAGCCTTGTGGCCACATCCCTGACAGACCACATAGTCCAGACCCTCAGTCTTGTCCGACCATCGGGCAGCCTCACTTGCTTCCCGAGCAACTTCGTCCCTAGCTTTGCAGGCACCGCAACGAGACCTCTCTGCGGAAGCCGTCAGCCCGATCTCGTGAGATGCTCCACAAGAGCAAATGACCGTCTTCTTTTGGCCGGTCTTTAGATTCTCTGCGGGGGCTTTGACGAAAGCGGCCTTGCGGTTCGCCTCACAGGCCTCTGAGCGAATGCGAGCACCAGGATGCTGGGCCCGATACATGTCGGCCGTGATCCCGTGCACCGCCTTGAGATGGCGAGCCAGGGTCACGGCCGAATGTCCGCAAATCAAGCAATTGACGGTGTTTTCCACGATCTCAGCTTAATCTGAGATCGATTATGTCGTCAAGGTACTTTATTACTAATTATCTGGCCAGCTAGATCCTTGCGCGAAGATTGAACGTCATGACGATGTAGAGTAGTGGGAATATGGGCTGGTAGTAGGCCTGGAAACGAAGAATCGTGGGGTCTTCTGGATCCACGTTGGCCGAGATACCGCTGAAGGCTCCAACGATCTCTGCCTGAACGAGCTGCTTGAACAACGAGGTCATGCTGACCTCAACTTCATTGGTCCGGCTCGCCAAGAACTTGGTGCCGACGAACGAGTCCAAGGTCACGCGGCTCTGTTGCTGCACATAGTCAGCGATCTGGGTAACCGTCGGGAGACGGCTCAAGATCGTCGACATGTCGGTCGTCAACCCCTGACGAATCCGAACCAAGGGGTCCAAGTCCTCCAGAATAGTGATGCCGGCGGTGGCCGTTTGATTGGCTTCGACCGGATCCATCTGACGGGGCAAACGGGTGAAGCCCTGGATCTGACGACGAGTGTAAGGCGTCGCCACATCGACAGAAGGGCTCACCGCAGCACCCGCTACAGCCGCAGCCAAGAAGCTACCGTCCACCAATGTCTGGAAGCTTTCTCCCAGCTCATTCTGAAGAGTCACCACCGCTGAGTCTGGGTAGACGGCGATGATACGGTTCGAGATCAGACTCCTCGCCACCGATTGAGCGGTGGTCGGAGTGGTGCCGGACCCGAAACCAATGAAGCCCATGCGCTCCGACTGGTTGCGAATATTGGACTGTACTTCACAGTGCTGCATGAGCGCTGCATAGACGGTCGTGCTCGTCGTGAGTGGCACCAAAACATCAGGCTTCAAATTGCCGGGCAACGGGGTTGCCAGTTCATTGATGGCCGTCAGGAACGTCTGATCGCTCGCCTGATTGGTGTTCGGCACCTTCAAGACCTGTTTGATACCCACGAGGACAGCCCCATTGAGAATCATCAGGTAAGCACCGAGGGTGACGCGATTCTCAGCAGACAGCGAACCGAAGTTGGCTTCGATCGTCTTGAACTGTTGAAACAGACGGGTCGTGAAATCCTGCTTCATGAACTGGTAGCTCACGTAGTAGAAATCCCCGATCGCCGGCTCCAAGCCCGACGGATTGAACGACTGAAGGGTCGCCGTATCGTTGACGGTGATTCCGACCGTATCGGTCACCACCGTTTCCATACCCGCCATTGAGAGATACGGTACCGCTGGGTTTACCTTCCAAGTTGGGCTGATCTGAAGGGTGAACGACCCGCTGCTGCTGTACCCGCTGGCGAGAGCCGGAAGGATGGTGAACCTGAGACCCGTGTTGGCGTCCGTGTAGGTTTGACCCGGGTACCCAACACCAGATGAACCTTGGGGGTTGTTCGAGGAAACGACGTAGTTGTCTTGGGCGTCCTCACCGTTGTCACCGCTAGTACCGGCAACGATGCCAGTACCAGACGTGACATTAAAGGCGCTTGCTGAGCCGGTTGCAAAAGCGACCGATGAAGAAGCAGCGCCGGTCGTGATAGACTCGATCGTCACGTAATCCCGACCCTCGAGAGTGCTCACATATGCGACACCACTGGTCGAGAAGCTGGCGGTTGCGTTGAGGCGATTGATGACCTCATACGCAGTGACCAAAGTCTGACCCGCAGTATCTCCCTCAGTGAACCCAAGGGTCTCGTTCGCCGTACCCTCCAAAATCTGAATGCTGGAGCTGGGATCCGTGACCCCACTGGTGAGGCGGATCTTGTTGACGTTGGCCAACGTACCGACCGAAGCGACACCAGATAGACCTGGAACGCTATTGATGGCCGTGACGACAGCCGAAGCCGCCACCGTCGCACCGGCAGGAACGGTAATGGCATAGTCAATCCCGTTCACCCGGATATTGAGTGCGTCGTTAACATCCGCCGTGATGAGGAACGGGCCCGCTTCAGCACCCAAGATAGTGGCCGGTTTATTGGTGGCCGTCGCACTTCCCACTGCCGATTGAAAAGTCGCGAACCCCAACAGATTCTCGACGGTTCCTTGACGGATCGCTACTGTTGACACCGCATCGAACCCGCCCGGCAAAGCCGCCGGTACCGAGTACGACTTGATCAGGAAGAACACAGGGCCGCCAGATCCACCCACCTGAACAAAGCTTGCCAAAGTATTGGGGGCTGTGCCCGAGAAAGCGCTTGCGGCATCGATCGCGGTGTTGATGTCTCCAATGATCTGGGTCGGGGTACGAGCGCCTGGCGTCAGGGTAACGGTCACGTTTGTACCGTCAATCGCTAGCTCCAACACATTGTTGGGACTGGCGGGAACCGTGATTTGGTTCGAGCCATTTACCGTCACTCGATCAGAAACCAGGTACCCCTTTGTGGCCACACCCAAGTTGGTCACGTAGGACGTGGTGTTGAGGACGGTCCTCCACTGATCGGAGAAGCTTGTGTAGAACGAGTAGGGGGCCGCTCCTTCATTCGTGTAGGCGGCGTTTTGGGCCGGAGCTTGTCCGAACGTCACAGTGACGGTTTCAGCCAAGGCCGTGCCTGCACCCGTATGAAAAGCGTCCGTGATCTGCTCAACACCACGAGGCCACTGAACTGTCTCGGGGAGGCTGGTCTTGGTCCCAAAGCGGACCTGCATCACATTCTGACCCGTCAGAGTGCTGAGCACTTCAAACTGGCCCGTACCTACCGGACCCGGCACTTTGTTGGTCAGAATATAGGTGTCGTCCCGCAAACGATTGTACCAGAACGTGGCATACACGTTGTGGTCCGGAGGAACCGGTGTCTTCAACGTCACGCGGCGGTTAGCACCATCCACCTCAGTTACGGGAACTGGTGAACGGCCCAATGCATCGAGGATGTTACGTCCCGTGTATACCGTGATGAGGTCTGGACGGTTGGTATCGAGACCCACACGACCATTCGTCACAGCACTGTAGACCGAGCTACCAAGAGGGGTGTCACGGCCGTTGCCCGTCGTGGGAACCTCTGGAAGCAGGAAGTCCGTGTCGGAGACGAGAGCTGGAACCACCGTGGTATCGACTACGCGGGTAGCCGCCGCCAAAAACAAACGGTCGTCCACGAGGCTGGGGATAATTTGCGTGTCGTTAAACAGCACCGAACCCGGCGAACGCTGCGCCGAGGCCACCACGTAACTGGCACCCCAGTGCAGAATCGAAACATCAGGGCTCGGATTCGAAACTACGAAATCCTGTCCTTGGATGAAGTCATTACGACCCGCAGCGAAGCCACAACGAAGAACGTTCGTCACCAATGTGTTGGGGAGGTAGTCGAACGTATCCTGCCAAGTGTTGGCGAAGTACTGAATTTTCACGGAGCTGCCCGCAGCAGGGCTGTAGGGCAAGGTCACGATGCCGTTGGTGCCGTCCACCGAAGTGGCCACCACTTGGACACTGTTGACCGTCACCACCACTTTGGTGGGGTCGGTCGTCGTAATACCACCGTCCGTGCCGTCCACGATGGGACGTTGGAACACTCGGAAACTGGCGTTGCGGTTCGTCGTCGTATTGGCCGCAAACCCCAAAGCTCCGTTGGCGTTTCCGGTCCCAATGCTAAGGCTCTTAGCCGATAGCAGCTTCAGATGATTTCGACCTTGATTGTCGGTGAACACTGAAGTCACGAGACCAGAGATGAGGTTCGAATCGATAACGCTCTTGAGGCCCGTGGCCGTATAGCTGCCGGCTACAAAGACCAACGTCTTCGCGACGCCATCCACGCTAAAGGTGAAGGTGTCGGTCGTGCCCGCGACAATCTCGAAGGGGGCGTATCCAGGAGTCACCAACTCGGCCTGAGTCGGGGTCACCTGATTGGAAACGTCGTCCGTAAAGCTGGTGTCCGAACGATGGAAGTAGTAGGTGCACCGGATGTTGTCTCCCGGCTGAGGCGGGATCTGGAGAAATACGTAGCCAGGCTGACCCTGTACGGATCCAACCGCTACAGGAGTACCGTTGACCGTTACGCTCACAGAGCGGATGCTGTTGGTCACGCGACCAAATCCCTGACCGTCTACGATCGGGAAGTTACGGACCTTGAACTTGGTGATGAGGCCGTTCACAGTCCCTAGGATGGGATTGTTCGGATTCGTCTCATCTACAACGAAGCGCGTCGAAACGTCCTCATTGACGATTTGCTGGTCAAGATTGGCACTGGACCCACGCACCAACTCCAAGTCGAGCTGGTCTAGTTCTTCTTGACCCACACCGATTTCGACGGGGATGCGGAGACCTGCGACAAGATTGGCCGCGTTGGCTTCCGTCAACGTGCGAGTGTAGACACCAGGGGGAACATACGTAGTGAAAGGACCCAAAGACATTCAGAGCTCCTTGTGGGCCGGCAGGCGCCAGCGGATTTCGATTTAAATCGAGGGCTGTTCGGATAGGATCTGGGATTTGGGTCTACATCTGACCGTAAGGACGAACCTCCGGCCTCTATGCCTAACGTTGGGTGAATGAAGAATTATTGATGGGGCGTCACGCTGGAGGACGTTTTATAACCGACACCAGTTCGTCCCGTACCTTCTTCCGACCCTCGATCAGCTTGTCGTCTCCCGCCTGATATTCGATGTAATCGACCCCATTCTTGCGAATCAAAGCTCGATTTCCCCCGACTTTACGAACCTCAGTCTTGACTTTCTCCCGGGCTCGATACTCCTCCCAACGCTTGTCGGCACTCGAACCCACCGCGTAATCGTCGGTAGGGTAGTCATGCTTGGTGACGCCCGAATTGGCGGGCGCGCTTCCCCCAGGAGCAAAGGCAAACCCAAATCCTTCAAAAACGCGAGACGCGGCCTCCTGGCAGTTGGGGCACTCATGCGTTTTGTGCTCACCCATCTTCAGGGTGCGTGTAAATCCAAGACCGCAGGAGCATTCAAATGTATATTTGGGCACGGTTCACAACTCTATTGAGGGACAGGCAGCCCCCGAAAGTTCACAGTACTGATCAACGGTCTGGCCTTTAAATCGGCCAATTTGGCGTAATAGTCCTCGATACTTTGAGGTTCTTCGAGGAATTGCCAGTCGGTATGAGAGATGTACAGGGTGCTGGGCGGAAGATTCCCCCCTGTGACCTGAAAGTCCGGGACCCATTTCTTCGGGAAAAGCCTGACCATAGGGATCGACACTGCGCTGGTCATCACCCAATCCTCTCATAGGAATCGTTACGTCCCTGTAGAATGGGGTGTGTCTCGAAAAAGAGGTCACTAACCACCGCTTGAATACCCGACGGGGCTCGAGGATCCGTGTCGCCTTGCGGAGTGGTTTGTGTCACTTTCGAGATCGTGAGAGGCAACGGGACATGCGCTTCCCAGTCGGCTCTCAACTGAACGGACAAGGAGGCCTGATAGAAAAATTCCTCTCCTGTCTCGTCCGCTACTTCCTCTGCCTCACCACCCATCGAGACATCCATGATCTCGATCCCTTCGAACTCAAGGCGCTCTTTCTTGTGCGCCCAGAGGTACATCATGGTGAGATCGGCGATCTCTTCCATCTGAACCGTGTCCCGTGCAATGACATCCATGTCGAACGACACCTCAAACTTGCCACCGAAGGCCTTGGCAGCGTCTACCCGGTCCTGATAGACAACGACTGCCACTTTTTGACCATCTTCGGCCCGCTTGCCGAACGCCAGTACGACCCCTGGCAAGGTTGTTGAATCTGGGGTGTTCCAGTAGAAGGGAACGGGTCCGATCGACGGACCCGCATACCGGTAATCAGCAGAAAGAGTGGATCCCGCTCCAAAAGCCGTTAACAGCTGTATAGCTCCGGTCTGATAGTCGACAGAGTAGTCGGTGTTCTCTCTCAACAAAAAGTTACGATTCTCGTAAAGACGAAGTGTATGTCGAACAGGCACTTGTTGGAGCTGAGCCTCCGCCTCAACACCCGTCCGGAACATCAAGACAGGCTCATCCGACGCGGTCAACAGGGGGTCGATGATGAAGGCTCCCTGGTCTCCGGCGTCTGTAGGGGCTTTCAATACCTCAAGGTAATAGACCCCCGGGGCGGTGGGCATCATGCCAGCTTTTTGGACTGTTTTGAGGTCTTCAC